CGGTCTTGGAAACCTCGTTTCCTCGGTCGGAACTGTTGGTGGCATCAACCGTGCAACCGCAGGCAACGAGTTCTGGCGTTCGTATGTGAATGCAAACGCAGGTGCTTTGACCCTCGGCAAGATGGCAACCGCCTACAACAGCGTGTCGGTTGGTAACGACCACCCAGACATGATCCTCACGACTCAGACCCTGTTTGAGAAGTATGAGGCTCTGTTGCAGCCACAGTTGCGCTACACGGACACCAAGACCGCAGATGCTGGATTCCAGAACCTGCTGTTCAAGGCCGCCCCTGTGACGTACGATGAGCACTGCACCGCAGGCTACGTGTACTTCCTCAACAGCAAGTACCTCACGCTTGTCGGTCACTCGGGCAAGTGGTTCCAGCAGACGGATTTCGTCCGCCCAGAGAACCTCGATGCTCGCTACGCACTCATCATGTGCTACGGCAACCTCACGGTCCGCAACCGTGCGAAGCAGGGTAAGCTCACCGCAAAGACCGCCTAACGGTCCTAGGGGTGTTAAGATTGGGGAGGGGGGAAACCCCCTCCCTGATTCCTGAAAGGAAATCAGAAATGCCAAAGTATTATCGGATACTAGACAATGGAGTAGAAAAGCCAATGGCAATGAGCAAGAGCAAGAAGACCGGTCCAGGTAAGGCAAACTTCAAGCCAGGAGGCTCGTACTCTTCGGGTCGTGCAATCCCTCTCGGAATTCCAGGTGCGAAGAAGAAGGTTAAGGGCAAGGCTGTGGCTGGTAAGGCACAGCAGATGCGCAAGGCTGACAAGGCTGACGCCTCCAAGCGTCGTATCAGTGGCACGACTCGTGGCGGTCGCTCCAAGTATTAATCAGTAAGTCTGTTGCCTTCCCTCAGGCCACACTGGGGGAAGGTAACAAATAGGGCTATTGGTTGATGATGAAAAACGCTCAACCAGCCCATTCGCTTTACGGTGCACCCGTTTCGGGACAACGCCTCGCATATACAGAGAATGCGAAGATTGCGGCACCATCCGGCCCTTATGTGGGCCGTAATCGTTGCATTGGCAACGATGACACCTGTGAAGGCCCAAAGGCCAAGGGAACTGATTACTGTGTGGGGCATCTGCGTTCACAAGGGCTGGCTAAGTGATCACTCTGGCCACCCTAAGGGCACAGGTCCGTTCGATGGCGGACTTGGATGAAGCGGATCTTCCAGATTCCGTTATTGATCAATTTGCCCGTGAAGGCTTTCAGCGCATTTATGCCCTTGAACGACGTTGGCCGTATCTTCAGGAAACGTACACATTCAACACGGTGGCAAACCAGCGAGCATACAATATTTCCGCAATAGGAGATATTAGGGAAATTATTTCAGTTGTGGACACAAGCCCATCTGGAAACCGTTTTACACTCATTGACTACAATAACGCTGAAGAGGTTTGGCTCGGAAACACTGACACGCCAAGCCGACCATACTTCTACTCTTTTTGGGATGGGCAGATCCATCTGTGGCCGAAACCAGACAGCGTGTATCCGATTACTGTCAGGGCTTATAGGAATCCAACTTATACTTGGCTTTCTAATTCGTCTTTGAATATTGATATGGATGAATGGTTCCATGCCATTCTTCCCTATTTTGTTTTGGCACGAGTTTACCAGCGTCAGGAAGACATGGAACTCAGCACAATGTATATGCGCTCCTTTGAAGAAGGAGTCGCATTTGCACGACGAGACTTGATGAAGGCATCAAGTTCACAGCCGGTTATTATGTCTGGTGGGAAGCGTTACCCAACTATGCGTCGCTGGTTGCAGACGCTGGGAGCGACTCTTGGACAATGAGCGCAGTATCCGTTGAGCGTTACGATGACTTTACTGGTGGACTGAACCTTCGAGCAGACCAGTTCCAGTTGGCTCGCAATGAGTCGCCAGACATGTTGAATGTTGAAATTGATCCACGTGGCGGATTGTTTACTAGGGGTGCGATGCGTGAAATCAATACGACCGCTATTAGCGGTTCGTGGACTCCTCAAAAGCTTTTTCCTTTCCAAGGTGAAACGCCAACGATTATGTTGAGCACCCAGTCAAAGATATATAAGTCGACCGGAACGAACTTCACCACTCTTCAATATTCTGCCGGCAATGATGTTACGCCCACAACTGGGCATGGTGCATGCTTCGCTCAATGGGGTAAAACACTTTATCTAGCGATGGGGACGGCTGGTAATGGTGGGTACCGTTGGGCTACTGCCGATATATACGCTACGGCTTTGACTGCGAGTGGTGTCAACCCCAACCCGTGGCAAGCTTACAATACTCCCACTGGTGGCAAGTTGCCCACAGCCGAGCATCTCGCTGTGCATGCAAATAAGTTGTTTGCAGCAAATACGACGGAGGATGCGGTTCGTTATCCGAATCGTGTGAGATGGTCGCATGAGAACCTTCCTGAAGACTGGATGCAAGATGACTATATTGACTTTGAGGGTGGAAGCGATGGCGTAACCGCTATTGCACCGATCAATGGTCAGCTTGTTGTTTTCAAATCAAGTTCAATCTATGTTGTTTATGGTTACGATTCAACAGATTTCCAGGTCGTTGAACTTACTTCACAACTTGGCGCTGTTTCACATGAGCATGTTGCTGTAGCCGAAAACGGAGTTTACTTCTACTCCCACCAAAGGGGATTGTATTTCTATAACGGCACCCAAGTTGTCGACTTGACCGACAATCTTAAGGGCATGTTTGACCAAGGGTACGTCAACAATTCCGAAATTGACAACATCCATCTTTCATACATTAACCGTCGTGTTTGGTTGAGTCTTCCATACTCTAAAACCACTAGTGTTGATTACCCAAGTGTTTGTTTTGTTTATGATCCAAGCATTGGCCGAGGAGCGTGGGTTGCGCATTCTATTGCGGATGGCTATGCACCAATTGGTGGATGTAACTTTAGGAAGTCTGATGGATCATACATGTATTTGATGATTCACCCCAACATTCCTAGAGTTCTTCAGATTGACGTTTACTCGGAAGAAAAAGATCTTTTGGGTGGAGTTGAAACAGGATTCGCCAGCTACTACCGGACAGGCTGGGTTGACGGTCGTATGTACTCAATGAAGAAAATGTTTAGGCGCCCAGATGTTGTTGTCAAGCAGGTTGACAGTGCACGCACCATCAATGTTAAAGTGTTTCACAACTTTGAAGAAGCAGACGGAAATGAAAGAAAAAGCTTTAACATTTCTCTTGGGCCTTCCGCAAGTGGAATGCTTTGGGGAGAGGGTAGATGGGGTGTTGGTTATTGGGGTGTTGCCGCAGCAGGAGCCCAAGTTCTCCGGGGATCCAATCTTGGATTGGCACGGTCAGTACAGTTGCTGTTCACTGGACCTGTTGGTTTCTTTTGGGGAATTGACAGCATCGCATACAAGTTTAATACCAGAAAGGTATCAGGATAATGGCTATTACAATTCCACACTCGTTCGTTAACGGAACCATTGCTGAAGCATCAGAAGTCAACGCAAACTTTGATGCAATCGAAAACTATGTAAATGGTTTGTCGGATGGAACCAACATTGATGCTTCTGCAATTATTGCAGCAAAGATTGCAACCAATGCTGTTACTACAACCAAGATTGCTGACGGATCAGTAACCTATGCAAAGCTTGATTCCGCAGGTGTTCCTTCGGAACTTGGGCAGCATGATCAGATTGTTTTGGGGAATCAGATTTTCGGATGATGTACGATATCCAAATTCCCGCTTTAACGACTTTACAGTCGTCTGATGCCCGAGCAATTAGAACTGTTGTTGCCTCGCTTGTGGCCGAAATCTCTCGTCTCAATAAAGAGATTGAAGAAATTAAAGATCAGATGAAGCGACGCAATGACAACCGAGAAAGGCCAAACTATGGCTTACGACGCTAGCGTATTTGAAGCACGTCGGCGTGCGGCAATGCAGAACATTGCTGCACCGTCCGCAATGAATGTGTATGACCAGTTCATTTCACAGCAACGTGGTCAACGCAACCTTTCTGAACTGCAACGACAGTACAACGAGGGTGCACCAAAGGTTGTGTCATCATATGGTCGCCGTGGCCTGTTGGCCCCGTCTGTGCGTAGCGGAGCGTTTCGCAAAGCAATGGCCGAGTATTCACGCAAGCGTGTGCAGGACACTGCTGAGTTGCAGCGTGAACTTGATATGTCTGCTGCTGCGTCAGAGTTGCAGAACCGCCAGTTGCGTTCACAATATGCGCAAGATTTGCAGGATCTTGAAACCGATAAGGCACGTCAGATTCGAGAAGACGCTTTGGCGCTTCTTCGTTTGAGAGCAGGAGCATAACATGGCAGAGAACCAGAGAACCCCGGGCCGTAGCGCATATAAGGCAAATCGGATCAAGGTATTTCCTACGTCGGTGCCAGATCGTAGCACGAATGTTGACGAAGGTTTTGTGCCTGTTGGTAGAGTCGTTGATCCTACAGGTACACAGATTTCGGATTTTCGTAGAGGCACAGCAGATCGATCTGAAAAATATACAAATGTTGGTTTGTACGGAGCAGACATTTCTGCAATGAACCCTGCTCAGCGTACCGCATATCTTCAGAGTCGTGGCATTGACACAACACCGGCACAAAATGTAAACATTGATATTGCTGGCGCACTTGGTCTTGGCGGTGGAGGTTCAGGTGGTGGTGGTGGTCTGTCAGCATCGGACAAGCTTGCATTGCAGAAGTGGCAGTATGAGAAAGCTCAAGACGCTGAAGAAAAGGCACGTCAGCAACGCTCGTACGATCTCATGATTCAGCAACTCCAGGATGGTTCGTACCGTGGAGATGTGGACGCAGCTTTGGCAAGGATCGGCAAAATGGATGCCGCATCAAAGACTGGTATTGAATCGATTTACGGCAATGTTTTGAAGAACATTGGTGCCGGGTACGATACGGCATCCGGTTTGACAACCGGTGCATACAATGCACTCACAGACTATTTGAACCGAAACCCAAACAACGCATTTGCTGGTTTGACTCAGCAGGTTACAGCACCTCAGGATCAGATGGCTCAGATGCTCGGTGCGTATGGTGTGTCGGCACCTGAGGTGGCGGCACAAATTCAGGCTGAACAACTTGCTGGACAGCAGAGTGCTGGTGCGTTTAATACGCTTGCAGACTTCCTTGGAAGTGCATCCCGTCAAGCCGATCTGTCACGTTTGGCTGAGGCTCAGGCTGCTGCGGCGTTTGCTGGTACCCAGTTGGGTCAGGAGCGTGCGGCATACCAGTCGCAGGCTGCCCGGTCACGTCAGGATGCTTTGACCGCTTTGGCTGAGCGTACCGCTCAAGCCCAGTTCGATCAGGAACAGGCTGCTGAAGCGCAGCGACAGGCCATTATTAATGCCCTTATTGCGGCTGGAGTGAACCCTAATCCGCCTAAGGCTCCGGCT